CGCCTTTTGATGGGTTAAGGACGGCCACCTATGCGGCGATCTCAGATATCACGGCGGCTGATCCGGGAGTCATTACCGCGGCATCGGTCGATAGCTCGGTCACCGGCCACGGTTTCCACGACCACGATTCAATCAGAGACATTGTTGTAATTGACGGCATTGCTGGGATGGAAGAATTGAACAGCCGGGCGTTTCTCCTTCAATATATCGACACAACTACATTCAGCCTGAAAAGCCTGGACGGTCTGAGCGACATCGACACTTCGGCATATACCGCATATTCGAGCGGCGGGTATGTCTATCATGCAGGTTTTGTGCTGAATACAACCACGATTTTAGCTGATGTGGCAAGTCAGTGGACGATCAAACAGCTTTTACCCCATCCGACCATCGATGGGTTCCCGCTGTATCCAATAACCGAGGCGGAGGCTAAGAAATGGCGCTGGCAGGATCCGAGTTTCAGGACTCAGCCGGAAAGATACCGCTACTGGAAGAACATGACCACGGCTTCAACGGTGAACGAGTATATCTTTCTATATCCGGTCTGTAGCCAGCCATACAATCTAAGCATCCCGTATCAGAAGGAAATACCGGACATTTCAGCGTGGAACTCAACCACCTATCCATTCCATCCTCCGCAGGTGCATGATGCTCTCTGGCATGGGGCCCTTGCTAAACTTTGCGGAATTTCAAAAAGGGTCCAAAGGTCGAATGACAAGGTTATCGCCACACAGCTTGAAATCGCCTGGAAGGAAAGATGGGAAGGGGAGTGGAGAAAAGACCTGATTAGAACCGTTGAGTTGAGCCGGCAGATGATGGGGGATTTAGGCGGGGCATCCGGTATTTCAGCATAGAAAGGGGGTTATTTCGATGAGAAAATATTCCAAGATACTTGTATTATTAATAATCCTCTTTTCAACTTCCGTTTTTGCGGCATCCCAGCAGACTTCATCCACCACGGCACAGACCGTAATCAACAACTCAAAGGCGTTGCTAAATGGAAGTGACGATGACATATTCAGCGACACCGAAATGCTGGTTTGGTTAAATGACGGCCAGGTGGATATAGTCAGCCGGTCCCATTGCCTTCAGACCACAGCTGATGTAAGCCTTGTTGCCTCCACTGTAGAATACACTATTTCATCTTCATACCTGATGGTTGACACGGTGATTTACACCGATGCGAGTTCGGTCAAAAAGGGGCTTATCCAAAAATCACCCCAGGACATTGGCCGTCAGGGTGAGGATTGGTCAACATCCCCCAATCCCGCCTACTGGTATGAATGGAACGGCAAGGTGGGAGTATTCCCCGCTTTAGCGAGTGTCACTACCGAAACCGGCACGCTTTATTTAGTAACCCGGCCGACCGCCATCACGATCTCAGATAACATCACAATTCCCGCAGTATATGACAAGGCGCTCACTTATTACGTCACGGCACAGGCGTTATGGAAAGACCGGCAGACCGGAAGGTATGCGCAGATGATGCAAATGTACCTTAACGAGATTTCGCTTTATCGGGTTGATTTGAACGAAACCAAGTCGAATGAATAAACTCCGTTACATACTTTTTATTCTCCTGTTAGCGGTCCCGCTGTTTGCCCAAGAGCAACCGGCCGCACCGGATGAGCCATACCAAAAAGCGCAGTTTAATTTCAACGGCGCGTGGCTTCCTGATCTTGACCCTTCCGAGATAGGCCCGTCTAACTTCCAGACGCTTCAGAATCTAAGATACGGCGAACAGCACCCCGAGGGTATTCAGGGTTACACCAAGGTCAACACGACCGCTCTGGCCACTTATACAAAAATCCGATCGGGTATTCAGCTAAGGTCGAATCGGTCTATTTCGTCTTATGTATTGGTAAATGCTGAAAATTCGGGAGGAACCGCTTCACAGGTATTCCAGAATCAGACCGCCATTCCGAGTCAGGGGGATTTTGAGGCAAGCGCGCTTCACACCGATGCCACCGGCGCGGGACTCGGCAGGTTTGCGATTGTCGCTGACGGTCAGGTGGCATATACCAACGGGAAAGAGTCCTATATTTGGGCCGGTGAGGAACAAAGAGTTGCGGGAGTTTTCACGGTCGATGACGCAAGCTACACCAATCCGGTAGACTGGACAGAGGAAGCCAACAACACTTTAGACGATTCGGGTAATACCTTCACTTTAGATGAAGACGGCGGGCAGGCCATATGGATACTTTTTACCACGCGGCCGGCGCAAGGCTTCACCTATACAATTAAAACCGCCAATGCCATTACCTCAACCACGACAATGAAGTATTGGAACGGCAACTCGTTCGCAGCGGTTGCCGCCGCAAGTGACGGAACGGCATCTGGCGGTGTCAGCTTGGCACAGACCGGGAAAATGTCTTTCACCCTTCCCGCGGTCAAACCGTTTCATCTCGAAGGGGTTTATCTTTACGCCTATTTGTTTGAAGTAGACTCGGCTTCTGAAGACGCAAGCGCGACAATTTCTTACATTACGGCCGACATCCCCTGGCAGGCAATGACCGATGTTTGGGATGGTGTTTACAGACAACCCATTCAATTCCAGTTTCAGGATAACACGGTATGGGAGGATTATACCCTTGAAGTAAACGCCGCTTCTACCGCGGATCAGGCTTATGTGGCCGATATTGCCGATTTTGCCACGACCGATGACGAAATTGTCATAATGTTCGAGGAACGGATGGCCGGAATCCGTATCGAAATGGATTCAACTTCGGTCAACACCACGGCTTCAAATCTGACCATAAAATATTGGGACGGTGACGGCTGGACATCTGTGGGAAGCTCTTTAAGGGACGAAACCGACACCGGACCGGCCATGAGTCAGACCGGGCTTATCTCATGGAGCCCTGAAGACTTTTCAGACGAACAGGCTGTCACTAAGTTCGGGACAAAGGGTTACGCTTATCAGATAACAACTTCAGCCACATTTAACGCCGGAAAAATCGACCTTGTAACCGGAATCCCTGCTCAAATAACGGTCAAGCCGTTCAAGTTTCCGACCACCTATAAAAACCGGACATTCCTGTGCGGGTACACCGAAGGCAAAGAGGGCAACAGGTGTGATTATTCCCTGACCAATGGCCCCGATGTGTTCAACGGCCTTGAGTCATCCATGGATGGCGTTCAAAGCCTTTATTTCGGTGGCAGTGAAGATGTGACCGCCGCGGTACAGCTTTTCAACCGTTTCGGATCCAACGTGTTCTCCATGCTTTTAATGTTCAAGGATGGCGAAACATACGTTTTAAGGGGTGACGGACCGGAAGACTTTAAGATTGACCTGATTTCACCGAATATCGGTTGCCCTGCTCCCATGACCCTGGCAACGGCTGAAGTCGGGTATGAACTTGCCGAGGGCGTGTTTAGAAATGTCGCTATATGGCTGTCGGCTTCGGGGCCCATGATATTTGATGGCGGCGTTCTTTCCCCGATAAAGGGAATTGACAAGTATTTTGACTCTACTCAATCGGTTGCCATTAATTTCGACGCGATAGGAACGGCAAGTGGGTGGTATGACCCGGTTAATAGGGAATACAACCTTTTGCTTCCTTCAGGGTCGGGACAGACCACGAACAACGTGTGGCTGGTTTATGATGTCGCAAGAAAAAAATGGTTCTCCAAGTCAACCGGGACGGCCAATGTCCCCCAGGTTGGATTTCAGGTAGTTGACGACTACGGAACGAAGTACGTTTATGGCGGGATCGACACCGGCCGGTTAATGAGGCTTGAAAACGGTAATTCATGGGACGGAACGGCCATTCAGCAAATTTTGGTAACTGGCGACTTCTGGCCTACGGGCAGTGTTTGGGACAAGACCAGGATTAGAAGAATCAAGCTGATAGCCGAAAGAATCAGTGAATCTCATGTAATCGATGTGCTTCATCTGGTAGATGGGGCGTCAGGGACCGGCCTTGATGTGATGTGGAGCGATACCTCGGACTCGGTTTGGACGGATACAACCGATTTGGTTTGGACGAGTGTTGGAACGCCTGATTTCCAGATGAATTTGAGTGCCGGAAGCAACAGGATAACCCGGGACACCGAAAAAGTAGACCTTTACGGATGGGCGCACGCCTTCAGGTTCGAGGTTGAGACTTCGGATACTTCAAAAGGGTTTAGACCGATTGGAATGGGGCTTCAGTATCAATATGTTCG